CTGAAGGCTGCAGGGGGGCAGCCGCTGCAGCCTTCAGCCTTCAGCCTTCAGCAGACTGGCAGGCCCTGAAGGGCGGGGGCTTTGCAAAACTGGGCCCCTGCTAAGCCCTGCAGGCTGCAGCCTCTCAGGCCCTGCCTTTCTAGGTGGGGCCTTTCTATTGCGCAGACTGGGAGAGAATTCAGCATCAGACGGCCTGAATTTTGTCTGTATCAACCAATACCGTATCAGGATCGCTGATCAGTTGCAAAACTTAACAGGGAGCAGTAGTACGGGCGTACTAGCGCGAGGGGGCGGGGGCTACCCCTTCCAAGTGCGACGTACTTTTTCATCGAGTTTTCATTTTCCCACTCGCATTCTCGATAATTGCCATTTATCAGGATTACGACTATTTACTAACAATTTACTACGGTGTCCGTAAATTTACGAACGTGCTCGTAAAAGCAATGGCGGCTGACCGAACGATTGCACAGTTACGAACTGTAGTGAGGTCACTACGGTGTGATCCTCGCACTTTCTTTTCCATTGTCTAGGACGCATCGAGCTGGCTCAGGAGCCAAAGGCTCCGTCAAGAAGGTCGCTACGAGCAGGAAGCCCTCAAGGCGATTATTCCTGCGACCTTCTTCCCAAGAGCGTCAATTATTGCGTCCTTTCTTCCTCTTCTCTATCGTTTTAACTTCTATTTTTCCTGGCCGTGTGCGATCACAATTTCAGCGGGTTAAGCTCTCGCTAAAGAAGTATTGAAAGGATGGTTAGGAAGGAGCCCTTATTTTCGTAGGCGCTTGGGGCTCTGCTCGCAGGGCTCCTTTGCAAAGGTTACTTAGTTAAAAGTAAACATAAAGGAAGGGTGGAGCAGAGCCGCTTGGGAATGATCGCCTTGGGGGCTCCTGAGCGTAGCGGCTCGTGAAGGAGAGTGAACTGCTCGTAGGCGTGTGCATCTCCTTTACCTATCGTAAATCACAGTCTCATGAGACGTGAGTGAGACTCAAATGAGACTCTAGTTATAGCTTGAAAGCTTAAGCTTGTGCCAATTGACAAACTGGCTAATAGTATGATTTGACGATGGGCTATTACGATTCTCAGGAAACCGTTGTCACAGTCATTCAGCACTGGCATGTGCGCGTGGCTGCAAGGCGCTATTTCAACCAAGCAATAACAGAAATCAAAGAGAGGCTTCAGCCGGAGCATAAATGCTTCTGGAAAGCTTCTGGAAGCAAGTTCAATGGTTATCAGGCAGACCTAGCTTCTTTTACCATTGACTCTGCCCCTGACCCTGCCCTTGACTCTGCCCTTGTCACTAGCTATCCTGACTGGTGAATTACCGTTGTCTCATGCGCCCTGCCGAAGATCTTGAAGCCCCCTATGCTCCCTTTGAGAGCTATGGCACGTTCAATGAATTTAGTCGCGTGGTGACCAAGCATGTACTAGGCGGCCAAGAACGGTTCAATGAGCTGAAACAGCGTCTAGAAATGTGCGAACACGCCAATAGTAAAGCAGGCGCCGCTGCGCTTGGTTATTTAATTGCCATGGAAGAAAAGAACGATGGCAAAAAAACTATTTACGACTTGGTGCTAGAGCAAGTGGAGGATGATGTAGATAGCCTGAGTCGCACTGATGCAATTTTCACTGTCATTTACAAATGGTTGGACAAAGCGCTCGCGGAAGAGGGATACGAGGACGATGCTTACCTTCGAGAATTCATTGTCACCATGTTCAGCCCCTACATGCCTTAATTAGTAGCATCTGCTACTACAATTTCTTTACCATTGTCTCTAGCCTTCTATAAAGCAGGAGGCTTTTTAGGAGGAACATTTGCAATGTTCCGACGGAGCCTCCGTTACCCAGAGGCTCCTTGTGTTTGACGATCTCCCTTGTCCTTTCATGGTTGATGGCATGAAAGTGTGGCCTTGTGCTAGCCGACCAGGATTTCAGCATTTCATTGCGCATGGTGGAAAGCCATTTTACTTTCGCTCAAAAGCGGAGGCTGTGCTGTTTGTTAAGACAGTGCAGGGTCTTACTGAAGGAGGGGATGACTGAGCTACAATGGGAAGTGTTCGTTCAGCCCGCTCGATGCGGGCTTTGTTGTCTCATGATTCTCAAAGAAGGTGCAAAGTGCGAAAAGATTGCACGCACAGGCAGGGTTGAAAGCTGGTTGCAAGATCCTGAAAGCAGGCTTCCTGCTTCTTGCACTACATTCGTCGTAGAAGATTCAATGGAAGGGCCCAATGGCATTGAAGCTTCCTGGCGGTTTGTTTCTCATGGTTTGCGCAATGGCGCAGGCGTGTCAGTGCATCTTTCTAAATTGCGCGGAAAAGGGGAGAGCAATGGCAAAGGACTAGTCGCGAGTGGTCCTGTTAGTTTCGGCAAAATCTATTCCACACTAAATGAGATATTGCGGCGCGGGGGTGTCTATAAAAATGGGGCTGTAGTCCTGCATCTTGATTATGATCATGCAGATTTGTTTGATTTCATTACTGCTAGTAGGGCAGAACTTCCTTGGGCAAAGCGCTGCGTCAATGTAGAAGAAGGCTTCCTTGATAAACTGCCTTCTGAAACCATTGCAGCCCTAATTAAAGGCATCTCTAATGGTGATATTTGGCTCATCAAGAAACGCTTCAATGCAAAAGGAGAACGCATTTATGGCAATGTTTGCCTAGAGGTGTTTCTACCGTCTCGTGGCACTTGCTTGCTCCAGCATATCAACTTAGGCGCCTGTTCCATTGAAGACATTGACCTGGCTTTCGTTGAAGGCATGATTCAACTGTGCGAGCTCCACCCTCATACGGGCGTGGGCAACACTGGCGAATACCTTTCCCCTGATAATGATAAGCAAGTGGGCCTGGGAATGCTTGGGCTGGCTAATTTCCTTGCCATTCATAAGATTTCGTACAAAGATTTTGGCGAAGCGCTAGATGCTTGCCTAATGGAAGATCCCCATCCATGGTGCCATTATTGGGGCGACCAGCCCGCAGGAAAGGCCGTGGCTGCCATTGCAAAGGGCATTACAGACGCTGCTGCCGTCGCTCGCGCCCATGGCATGGAACGTGCTTTTTGCATTGCTCCCACGGCTTCCTGCTCCTACCGCTATTTGGACACTTTAGGGTTTACCACTGCGCCAGAAATTGCTCCCCCCATTGACCGTCTTGTGGATCGCGATAGCGAAACGATGGGCGTAGAGCGTTTTAACTATGGAGAAGTAGAAACTGCTGAACAAGTGGGCTGGGAAACTTTTCGTAAAGTGGCAGATGGCATTGTTGGTTTATACCAACGCACGGGTCTGTTCCATGGTTATTCCATGAACTGGTGGTCTGACCTAGTTGTGTGTAATGAAGAATTCATTACAGAATGGCTAGATAGTCCTCAAACTTCCATTTATTACGCTTTGCAAGTGCAATCGGGCACACAAGCAAAGGATGATGTTGGGGTAGAATTGGGAGAGAGTCTGAATGACTTTTTCAATTTAGAAGACGACGCTGAAGCTTGCTCTTTGGATGCTGGCTTTTGCAGTAGTTGTGCTGAATAGACCTTGAAAAACGAGGGGCAGCTTTGCTGTCTGCATTATTTCCCATTGCTTGTAAGAAATGACCACAAAGCTTGATTATTTTTCCGCTGTTGCCAAGAAGCGTCCGTGGCAGGCCATGCCTGTTACTAGCGGGCAATTCGTTGATGGTGCTGAAGAAACCATTTTCCGCGCCCTTGCCATTCGCCACCTAGAACTGCCCGTGAAGGACATGCTGCTAGAAGGACTTAAGCGCGACATGCCAAATACGCCTGGCTTAGTTGCTTCCATTGAAAGCAACATTCTTGACGAAGAGCGCCATGACCTAGCTCTTAACTATGTGGCACAAGTCCATGGCATTGATGAAAAGGCAGAAAAGGAAGCATTGCGCATTCGCCAGGCATGGATTGATCACCCTGCTTTCCCCATTGCCAAAGTGGCTGTTCTTGAGCGGAGCCTATTTTTTACTATTCTTCCGTTCTTTCGTTTCAATGGCGACAAAGGACTTCGCACCGTAGCAAGTGACATCAGTCGTGATGAAATTTGTCATGCTTTTTGCCACACTCAAATTTGTGAAGAAATGGGAGAGAAGTATGGCGAAAGTCTGAACAAACTGCGCAAGATGACAGCGCTATGGATTTATGACAAGCTTGGTAAATCGTCCAACAAGTATTTGGACAAAGATTTCTGGCTGCGTCAAAGTGATAGTTTGTTCCTTAGTGGCAAGGCTCCTGAACTTAATGGTACTACTGCCAGTGTCATGCCAAGTTTCTTTGAAACAAATGCGCTAAATCTTCCGGCATACGGGCGGGCTTAACGCTACAGTAACAGCACAATATCCCCTAAGCCTCTTAACAATGCTCAAACAAGGGGATCACTGGCACTGAAGTGTTGGCACACGCCAGGCTCATAGCCTGGAATGCTGGGTTCGATTCCCAGCAGCGCCCTTGATTTTTGCCATTGTCCTTGGTAAACTGGAGCGTTGCCCTAATGAGCTTTCATGAGCGCTTTCGTCATCGCAGACACCCACTTCGGACATGCCAAAAGCTTGTCCTTTATACAGCCCGATGGTTCGTCATTGCGTCCATTTGACTCTGTTGAAGAAATGGATGAAACCATGGTGGAACGATGGAATAAAACAGTAGGGAAGAAAGACACTATCTACCATCTCGGTGATGTAATCATCCCTCGCAAAAGTCTTCTCATTCTTGAAAGGCTCAATGGCAGGAAGGTTCTCATCAAAGGCAATCATGACCAGCATGTAAAGCTTTCAGAGTGGGCAAAGTATTTCGAGGACGTGAGAGGTGCTTTCTTCCACCCTGGTGATTCCACCATGCGAGGCGGGCTCATCTTCACGCATGTGCCCGTGCATCCATCGTGCTTGTCTGGGCATTACTTAGGCAATGTGCATGGCCATTTGCATTGCCATGAAATCATTGACGATGGCAAGGTGGATAGAAGGTACTATAACGCTTGCGTCGAAAGACACAATTTTTATCCTGTAGCATTAGAAGACATAAAAGCCTTCTTTAAGGGCCATGACCGAACGCAGGACGTTCAATACTCCCATTAGGGAGCCATGGAACCCAATTATTTATAGTTTGCTTAAAGCCATTGATAATCACATGGCCCTTTATCTTCGCCATCGTGATCTCTGGCACTTAAAGAAAGCAGCCATGTTGCGAGAGTATGTGCATGAAATAAAAGCTTACATTCTCCGCCTAGAAGAACTGTAGCTTTTTCTCATACAAAAAGGTGTGAAGCAGAGTTACGTCGCAATAGACGATTAGCTGGTGCGGCCAGCACTCTGCTTCTTTCATCGTGGGGCCTTCATTCCCACTTTGAGAGCCAAACGGACCCCCTCGTTAAAAACCAGCAGGGACGAGGATGCTGGTAACCATCGGCGCCGATGGACTCCTGCAGAAGCTCCAAAAGCTTAGCACCATCACAGGCGCTTGGTGAGCTCCAAATATTCTTCTTTCCACTGGTCGAAAGCGGCCTCTGCAAGGCGCACTTCCTCGCTGTTGGGGCCATATAGCCTGCCGCTCTGTTCAATGGCGCCAAAGGCGCTCATGATGTTCTCCCAGGCTTCTTCTATGGCGCAAGATAAAGCCATGGCGAAATCAAGAAGTGCTAATAGTCTATTGCTCTTCTTTTGCTGGCTGTTCCCTTTTCAACGATTGCTGAAACTTCTTCAGACGAGGCAGAAGCGATGGTTGGTAAAAATGATCAGCAGCCAGTAGTTGCAAAGCAGTTTGCCTATCGGCTTCCAACAAGGCAATAAGGTAAGTGGCGTCTTGTGCCGATAGTTTGAACGGAGTCATTTTTCACGAAACGAGGAAATTATCAAATCTTGAAAATTCTAATGGCATTAACGCACTAAACTATTGAGCCAATCAATGTCCGAATCTTTAGACGCTTCCAAAATAGCTCCAGCAAGCGCAAATGCGTAATCGTCAATACCACTCTCCTTGCCACCAGTGACAGCCCATTGACCACTGCTTCTGTAGATAACACTAAGGTTCTTTAATTGCTTAACGGCTTTATCATGCGGGTATAGTTCAATCAATCCTGCGTTAAATAACTCTTTCATCTTTGAAAAAGCCTTCATTTTTGTACTAACTGACCAGGCTAATTCGGAAATAGGAAAATCTTTTGCCATCGCTTGAATGGTGCCAGAACTATTAAATTGGTCAAGAACTATGCTTTCAAAATCGTATATACGATGATGCTCTTTGATCCACTCCTCTACCTTGGCAATGTTTACTTCCTTCTTTCCGCCAATGTCAAAGTCTGGATCGAAGGCGTGAAATTTATCAACTACCAGTCGATCCCCTTCATAATGAACAATGCAAGCCGTGTAGTCATCTCGCCCCACGCCACCACGCGCAGGGTCCAAAGCCAGCACATACGTGCCCATTAACTCTCGTTGCGGGAATAGTATTCCCCTGTCTTTGTTCACTGCCACATCAACAATCTCTGCGGCCAACAATGCAGAGTTATTTTTAGCAAATTGAGCGCCATATTCCACCCAAAATTTATCCGGATCGCGCTTAAGTTCAGCTTGCAAGAAGGGACAATCTAGGGGCAGGTTGGGGTTGACGGTCCACGTAGGTAGATTTTCCGCTTGCATGAAAGGATAGTTACCAGACGTAGCTTCGCAGTAATGTTGATAAAATAACCCGTCCGTCAAAAAAGGTGAAGATAATTCAAGGATGCGACCATATTTACCAAATTGCGCGATAGATGGCGACAGTGCTTTATAAATAGCAGACGCACCTCTGTTGGCATCACCTTCCAAGGCGAAGCTCAATTCGTCCATGATGAGCATAACGACTGCTTTACCGCGAGACGCTCTAGCCGACGCCGGTATAGCCTGGAAAATACAATTATTACTGGTCCAGATTTCAGTGGCTGTCTCTCTTGTCATCTCATCTGCCAACGGACTGTCCAGTAGCAATTGTCTAATGTTATTGAGAGCAAGTTTGGCCTGGCTCTGGTCGTTGGCAATGGTCAAAATATAAAACTTTTCAGACTTTCTGACGCGCCTCCTGTATTTTTCCTCTAGGACGAAGCAGGCATACAAAGCAGCAATTGAAGCCATAAGCGTTTTGCCGCACCGTCGCCCCAGCGCCCACACTGCATGGGTTTTGTCGCCATCAAAATACGAATCAAGAATTCTCTTTTGTTCAGGCCAAAGCTCTAGCTGTAGAACTAGTTTTGCAAAGTCTGAACATTTAAGTGTCGTCATCTAAGGCTCTCTAAAATTTCGACTCTCCATCCTTTGTGGTGCTTCCTACGTCCACTTGCGACCAGGGAGAGGCAACCTTGGCGGAGATCGTGCTGGCTGGCAAATAGGGTCAAGCTGTGAGTTATATATTCCTCTCCAAAAGGTGAAATAAGTTTGTATTGATATACGGCGCTTTCAAGCGACCGTTTGCGCTTGAATTCGTCGGAATGCTTTCTGCCAAAGAAGTGATTGTTTTCCCCTTTTGACTTTTCGGACATTTTTTGCAGTGTCTCTGGGGACTTTTTTCGTCCCCTTAACGCATCTCCAATCCTGCGCCTTGCTCCTGCACTTACTACTTTTCCCTTGTGAGCACGCGAAATCTTTTGCCTTCTTTCGTCTGTAATGACAACACCAGAAGAACCCTCCCCCCCATCGCTTTTATTGCGAAGACATCCAGTCCCTAAATCAATGCGCCCATACAAGGCAATGCAGTATCGCTCAAGATCAAAAGCCTGCTTTTCCGCAAGGCCTTCTTGAATATAAACCACCATACTTTTGTCTTTGGGCGGATTAGCGGCTCTGCCTTGGTTGCTTTTGACTCGATTACCGCTTCCTTTACCTATGTAATAAGGACTCCCTTTTTTACCGTGACTGGAATCCTTGATTCGCAGGTACGCGTAAACATAAAATCGATTGGGGTCTTTATTCATGACAAGGTTTCCATAGAGCGAAGACATTCTTTAGGCATGAAGTAAGCAGGTCGTCCTCTCGCCGGATCAGCCCAAAATCGCTCTTGCAAGGCTTCGTGTCCGTAGCACCAGCCGTGCAGCAAAGTCTGCTGGTTTTCAATAGTAACAAGAACAAACTTTCTCTGGGGATCGGAACCACGTTGAACGATTAAGTCATAGCACGCTTTACTGCGTGTTTTGACATCAATACCTGGCAAATCGTCGCTATTTTTCTTGGCCTCGGTTTCCCTGAACAATTCCCTTTTTAAGCCAAGATAGGAGGCGACGGCCATTTCCCCTGCCGCGCCAAGCAGGTGAATGTCCAGTGCTTTGCTGCCTTTCCACGCTCCGCCATTGCGCCCGCGCAAACCTTTGCTTTCGTTAAACCCTTGCCTACGCAGACCTTCTTTCACCGCTTGTTGACGCTCGTCTTCCGTGAAGACAAATTCAATGGGAGTGGGCATACAGAAAAGAACGACATAGCCACTGTAGCCACTTGCTAGGATAATTGCAACACATTGTAACGGGCAGAGTGGAAGACACTGTAAATCTTGGACACAACGGAAACGAAAGCTTGCGAGTGGATGGACTGGTCAATGCCCTTACCGGCATGAACACTGCCCGAGACAAAAGTCGCTACACCACTACCACTCCATTGGTCTTCTTGGGTCAAGAGGAGCTAGAAAACCTGTATGGCATGTGGATTCCCCAGCGTATCGTAGACATCGTAGCTGAACAGGCTACACGCAAGGGTTTCAAAGTGCTATTTGGGGGAGAAGGGGCGAAAGCGGAAGTGGTGGCCGGCATTGAGCAAGTGATTGAAGATTTGTACATTCTTGAGAATCTAGGTCTCGCCTGTAAAAATGCTCGCTTATTTGGTGGCGCCGTTATTCTTCTCTACATTGATGACGGACGTTCTGCTGATCAACCCGTAGACAGGCGCAACATTCGTAGTATTGAAGGGATGGAAGTGCTTGATCGTTGGCAAATTGCGCCAGTAATCAACGAAGATGCGCTTTACGACTATTCAAAGGCCACTCATTATCAAATCATCTCTGGTGACCTTATTAGGCAGCCGCAACTTACTTATATTCACAAGGATAGGATTTTAAGATTTGACGGCAAGTGGCTTCCTTATCGAATTAGGCAGAGAAACTATGGATGGGGAATGAGTGCGCTTCAGCCGATCTATGATAGCTTCCGTTTCTATTCAACTGGTATCAGTTCGGCTGCAACGTTGCTAACTGAATTTGACATCTTTGTGCATAAACTTCGCGGCCTTTCATCCATGCTTGCCGCCGGGAAAGAAAAGGATGTGCGTGATCGCCTGGTGCTGAATGACATGAGTAAAAGTGTTTATCGCGGTTACGCAATCGACGCCGAAAAAGAAGAATTAGAGTTTATTAGTCGTAATTTTGGTGGTATAGGAGAAATCCTAGAAAAGCTTCGCATTGATATTATCGGGGCGTCACAAATTCCGCATACTATTTTATTTGGCGAAAGCCCTGGTGGGCTTGGCTCCACTGGTAGAAGTGAAGAGCGTGATTTTGCCAAGATGCTTGGCGATTATCAAAGCGCCCATTTCAAACGTCCCATGCAACAGTTGGTCGAAATGATTATGCTCAGTAAAGATGGCCCCACTAATGGCAAGGTGCCAGACTCTTGGAGAGTGGATTTTAATGACTTGTTCGAGCTAAACGAAAGGGAAAAAGCAGACGTAAGAGCTCGCGTGGCAGCCGTGGACGGGCGTTACATTCAACTTGGCGTTCTGCATCCACAAGAAGTGGCAGATGCCCGCTATGGCGGCTCTGAATGGTCAATGGAACTCACTCTTGACCCATCGCTCCCTCGTGAACTGCCGCAGGCGCCAGGACAGAAAGCAGTACCTCCTGGCGGGCGCGATCCATTGAATGAAGAAAATGGCACACTGCCCATGGACGGCACTAGGGAAGTGGAAGACAGCGCGGGATTGTACCTTTCTGGAGACTTAGAGCACAAGCAAGGAGAAGAGAAGGAAGATGCAGAATTCAAAGACAAAGCTCTTCACCAGCAAGCTATTGCTGCCGCCAAGAGTAAGTTCAAAGTGTGGCCAAGTGCCGTTGCTGGCGCCTATGTCACGCAAAAGTACAAGCAGTTGTACAAGAACAAGCATGGTTCAATGGAAGGTGCCTTCAAGGGAAAGAAAACCACTGCTGAATACTTCAAGAAAGAAGATGCCATTGTTCCCATGAAAGTGGAAGGGCTAATGCTTGGCGACGTTGACGAGGCTGCTTTCATTTCGGACGAGGACATTGACAAGGCCATGAAAGAATGGAAAGAAGAAGCGCCAGTTAAGTTCAAGGAGTTGCTAGAGGCAGATAATGAATGATCTGTCTTCGCTCAGTGCTGCCATATTGTCCACGAGGATGGACGCTGAATGGTCTTATGACCGCAATAGTGGACGTTACCGAGATGCAAAAGGCCGCTTCCTGAGCAAGGAAGCCGTGGGGAAGATTGTTGATGGTCGCATTGGCAAACTTGAAACACAACTCAAGCAATTCACGCGCATGTTGGGCGATGGTTCTATCACACTGGACCAATGGCAGGGAAGCGTGAGGGAAAGCTTGAAAGCGGCTCACATTCAAGCCGCAACCATTGGCTATGGCGGCAGAAGTGGCATGGGCAGCGCAGAGTATGGCCGCATCGGGCAACGTCTGCGGGGCGAATATGCCTACTTGCAAGGCTTTGTGCGCGATCTTATTGATGGTCGTATTTCAGCGCCCATGGCAGTGGCGCGTATTGGGCTCTACGCACAGAGCGTGAGAGGCTCCTATTGGCAAGGCACGGAAATGAAGGAGCAACAAAGAGGCTTTTCTTTAATGCGCCGCATATTGGACGATCAGGCCGTGCATTGCGCCAGTTGCTTGTCTTATGCAGCCCGTGGCATTGTGCCTATTGGCAGCGTGCCCATGCCTGGCGTACGTTGCGAATGTGGAGCACGTTGCAAATGCAGCGTGAGGTATTTCAGACAGCAGGCGCCTGTGGTTCCCGTTTGATTTTGCCATTATCATCGGGAAGATTCCGTTTTTCCTATGGCGAAGATACTGTATTGTGGCGACAGCTTTGTCCAGACGGGCTTTGGGCGAGTGGCTGAATACTTGCTACCAGCTCTAGCCAAAGAGCATGAAGTGCATGTGCTGGCCGTTAACTTTCACGGCGACCACGACGAAGAAGCCATTAAATACAAAACTTACCCTGCCATGATTCATGGCTCCGACCCGTTCGGCTCTCATCGCATTGGCGAGCTAGTGCAAACCATCAAGCCAGACTTGGTGTGGGTAACAAATGACTTATGGATTGGCATTAGCTTGTGGAATGCCGTGAAACCTTTCAAGGAGAAGATTGGCTTTAAGTTTTTTGTGTACACACCTATTGATAGTTATGGCATCTTTCCTGAACTTAACGAGCAAGTGAAGGAATGGGATGGACTTGCCACTTATACAGAATTTGGCAAAGAAGAGCTAATCAAGATGGGCTACGAAAAGCCTATTTCCGTTATCCCGCATGGCACGGACTTTAGTAAGTTCTTCCCCATGGACCCGCTCGAATGCCGCAAAGAATTGGGCGCACCAGAGGATGCTTTCATTGTTTTCAATGGCAATAGAAATCAACCGCGCAAGCGCATTGACCTGACCATTAAAGCATTCATTAAATTTGCCAAGGATAAGCCTGATGCGCGATTGTGGCTCAATATGGGCGGCAAGGACATGGGATGGGAACTCATTCCATTGTTCAAACGAGTGGCGCGTGATGAAGGTTACAATCCAAAGGGCAAGTTAATTCTTACCAGTCCGCAGTTCTCTACACATAACTGTCTTCCCATTGAACAACTTAATAAAGTGTATAACGCTGTAGACATTGGCGTGAACACTTGCATTGGCGAAGGATGGGGCCTGGTAAATACTGAACATGCTGCCACTGGCACCGCACAAGTGGTGCCTGATCACACAAGCTTGAAGGAGATTTTCAATGACATTCCACGAGCTGCTTGCAATGGTGCCGAAACTGATAGGAACTATGGCCTGGAGCGCTTGCTGCCTGATCCTGACAGCGTGGCTGACCTTCTTGATTTTTACTACCGAGATAGAGATGCTTTGAAAATTGATGGCGAATGGTGCCGTAGTCGCATTAATGAAAAGCAATTCACTTGGCCAGTAATTACCAAGAAAATGTTAAACATTGTAAACGAAGTGCTCAATGCAAAAGAAGAACAGCCAGAGTTCAAGGGCTTTGGCACCCCTGCAAAAATTGTTTAATCATCATGCAAATCTCACAAATCTTTCTTTCTGATGCCGGCACGGAACTGTCGCCGTTCCTGCAACATGCTACGGGCACAGTGCGACAAGCATTCCCCGAAGCGCAACATATTATTTACAACGAAGAAAGCCTCCGTGCCTTCATTGCAGAGAACTATGGCGCGGAAGTAGTTGGGGCTTATGACAAGCTCAAGCCCTATTCATACAAGGCGGATCTTGGTCGCTTCTGTCTGTTGAATACGCTTGGTGGTTGGTACATGGACATTGCCGTGAGAGTGGTCAATCCAGTGGAAGTTGGGCCTCGAATTAAATTCTTGGCCTTTAGAGACATTCAACGATTTAGTTACACTTCCTGGGCATGTGCCACTACTGTTTTGTATTCACAGCCCGACAATAAAGCTTTGCAGATTGCCATTGAAACCATTGTCCATAATTGCAAGGAAGAATACTATGGCATCACTCCATTGTGCCCCACTGGCCCCACTCTTCTTGGCAGGGCGCTAGCAGCGCATGGCGGGCAGTCTGATTTCATCTACGGCGACTACCTAGAACTGACTCCCACTTACGAACAGAAGAATCGTGCATTTATCTTGCCCGATGGCAGCATCATGGCATGGAGCAAGCCTTCTGGCGGCGGTGACCTAACTGGTCTTGGAGCCAAAGGCGTTAATAATTACAACGAACTTTGGGCGGCGAGAGAAGTTTATGCAGTCTAAAAATTTTCCAACTATTTATGCAGTGGCAATGGCCGACAAGCCAATGCGCTACTCGTCTGACTTTCCATTGAAAACCATTATTGCACATGCGTGCAGTCTTTCCCCCGAAAAGCGTTTGGAGCTCGCCATGGAGGGATGCTTCTTTGATGATGACTGCGATAACAATATTTCTGCGTTGAATCCATGGTGGGGAGAATTGACGGCCTTACACTGGCTAATACAGCAATCGTTGGATGGCATTATTGGCAGCGCCCAGTACCGTCGTTTTTGGCCTGATGATTCCCTTTTGACCGTCTCCCCGAATGCTCTATACCTTTCGGAGCCATGCCTGTTTCCCTGTTCAATGGCAGATCAATTCAGGGGAGGTCACATGTTTCCCGGCGTAGAGTTGACAATGGAAGTGGCAAGGCAAAAGGACTTTCCTTTCACGGAAGCGGAAATGGCTCAGGTGTGGAGCTCCAACCGCTTCCAAGGAGGCCCCATGGCAGTTGGTTCGTGGCCGCTTTACCAGAAAATAATGAATGTATTATTTGATTGCCTGTGGCCGATATGGCGCACTTATGGAAGCGCCATTCAAACTTTACAGGGCTATGATCAGCGAGCCATGGCTTTTCTCTCGGAACGCCTGCTTTCTGGCATTGTCCTAATGCAGGATAAATTTTTACCAGATATAACTTTGCGAACCATTCCCCTTCATTACATTGCACCTTGAGCATGACGCGCACTCTTCTGGACCTGGGCACGCAGCCACTGGTAAACAATTTGTGTCTTAGCGAGCGGGAATCAATGGAGGCAGAACAATTTCCATTGAAAGCCATCGTCGAAGAAGATTTGACCATTCACTTGGATTATTCAGTCGATCCAGAGATTTTATACAAACACTATCTCTACAGAAGTGGAGTGAGTCAACCATATATTGACCATTGCAAACAACTCTATAAAAGTCTTTACCATCTCAATCTGTCAACGGTTATTGACGTGGGCGGTAATGATGGCACGCTATTAAACGCTTTCCGTGAAGCATCCAAAGAGAATGAGTTTTGGAGCGGGACAAAGCCAACGCGCTTTATCAATGTAGATATGGGACAAAACTTGCGAGAGATGAATGAACTGGCAGGAAATGAATTTGTATGTGGACGATTTAACGATCAAATGGACCTGCCAAAGGCAAGTTTAATCGTCTCCACTAATGTATTTCAGCACACTAAAGATGTTCATGCTTTCATGCGTGGCATTGTTAAATTTCTAGATGGTGTATGGGTGCTGGAATTTCCTTATACCTTGGAGACTATTGCCACTGGTCAGTTTGATCAATTTTACCACGAACATTATTATTACTGGCTCATCTCTCCGTTGGAAAAACTGTTCCAAGAATATGGCCTAAGAATTATTGGATTTTTTCCACAGTCTATTCATGGTGGCACAATGCGACTTTGGATGACCAATAGAGAATTTGGCCCTCCAGCTATAGATTTATCTGCAATTCTAGAAAAAGAGCAAAAGGCTATTGATCTGTGCAATTTTGATCAAACCATCGCTAATTTGCGCTGTTACTTTGATCGTATTTTGGCCACTAAAGAGCTTGGAAGAATTTGCTTCTTTGGCGCCGCAGCGAAGGGGTGTGTATTTCTCAATGCCCTTAATATAAATGTCAATACGATGGGCAAGACAGTAGTTGTTGACGACACTGTTGAGAAGCAAGGACTGTATGTTCCTGGCACTGGCTTTCAAGTGGTTGATAGAAGTGCGTTAAAAGATTACGATACAATTATCATTCTTGCCCATAATTTTGCGGATTACATTGAGGCATCTTTGCGGAAAGATTTTAATGGTCGCATTATGACCTTACTTCCCATTGCAGATGACAAATAAGGAACTAATCATTGTCTACCACTTGTTCCAATCTCATGACTGGGAGCAATTATTTAGCGAGCAAATAGGACTGCTTTTTATGAGCGGATTAATGGATAATGCGCGTTTGACGATTTCAATTAACGGACAGTCTCCAGTGCCTGCAATTGGCCACGAGACAATTTACAGAGCAGAAGGTTTCTCCGAAAAGCCATCTTTGCTGTTAGCCAGGCAATACGCGGAAGAATTTCCTAATTCGCAAATTCTTTATTTTCACAGTAAAGGCATTTCGCATCCCACCAAGAATCAAGATGATTGGCGTATGATGATGCAGCATTTTATCCTTGTGAAATGGCGGGAGGCCATTGCGTTGCTTGACAATCACGATGGGGTAGGTGTAAATTGGAGAACATTCCCCGTTCCACATTCCTCTGGTAATTACTGGTGGGCGAATGCTTCTTTCCTGCGGCAACTGGACCCTGGTTTTCTAAACGATCATGACCGCATGAGTCAAGAATTTTGGATTGGCTCTGCAGGCGGCAATATTGCCAACATGTATGAGAGCAATTTAGACCACTACAATCAAGCTTGCCCATCCAGCAGCTATTGCCCTTCTTATTTCACACCATGAACCTTCGCGAAATTATTGCCCATTATGACATCAATGGCCACGAAAAAGATGGTGGCACGGACAAGGATACTTTCCATTCATACATTGAAATGTATGAACGTTTCCTTGCGCCATTGATTGACAAGCCTGCTGTTGTTGCAGAAATTGGCATTCAATATGGCGGGTCTATGTTGCTATGGCAAGATTACTTGCCACTGGCAAATTTTATCTATTTAGACAATGTGGACGCCATCCATGGCAAGATTCGCGAACATCTTGACTTGAAGCGCTCTAAACTCTTGTTTGAAGATGCTTATACGGAAGCGGCGGCTGCAAAGGTTCAAGCATTGGCGCCTAAAGGTATTGATTTAATCGTGGACGATGGTCCCCATACGCTGGAGAGTCAATGCCAATTCCTTTCTCTTTATTTGCCATTGCTTTCTAAAAAAGGTGTGGCAATTATCGAAGACGTGCAAAGCGTTGATTGGCTGGCACCCTTGGAGCAGCGAGTCCCAGAGGGATTTGCTTTTGAAATCATTGACCTGCGTGACATTAAAGGGCGTTATGATGATTTGGTATTTGCAGTGACCAAACAATAGTCACTGCCTAATAATTATGGAATGCCCCAGCGCAACTATTGACGGCCAAGTAAACCTTAAAAACCATCTCTATACCATTCGAGTGGCTGGTCTTGGTCCTCCCAATTCCAATAATCCCAGTGATGTTTTTTGGGCAGACAAGGCAAGGCGGTGGGAAGTTGGAGACGCTGAGGCACGATCACGCTTGTGCAGCAACTGTGGGCATTACATCTTTACTGACAAGATCAAAGAGTGCATGGCGCAACATGACAATATTACGCCTGACATGGTTGGCCCAGGATGGGTGGACACTCATGACTCCGGAGGCTGGTGCAATCTTTACAATATCACTTGCACCGCCCATCGAACTTGCGTAGACTGGGAATCTGGTGGTCCCGTTACAACGGAAACTGAAATGGAAAATCGCAATGACGCGGTAACGCCTAAATCCCAAAAGGCGAAGCAGGCCAAAATCGCCAAAGTGATGCGCGAATTCAAGGCGGGCACACTTAAAGGTAGCGGCGGGGAGGCGGTGAAAAGTCCTAAGCAGGCTCTTGCCATTGCTCTCTCCGAAGCTGGCATGTCCCGCAAGCCCAAGGCGGATATGAGCGACGAATATTACATGGGCTTTTTCAAGGAGATTGCAGGAGGAGAGGAGGAGAATGGAGAAGAAGAGGCAATGGATGAAAGCATTGGTGAGAAGCGTTGTAAGGCATATTTGAGCGCCGTCAAGGAAAACAAAAAAAAGTAGACAGGGGCGACGCTGAATCGTTTGCCCCTCCATCGTCTGTACGGGCCGCAGCGCGTCGTGGGCTAGAACTGCGCAAGAAGCATGGCAAAGGCGGCCTGACGACGCAGGAAGCTGGCAAGCAGGGCATTGGTAGCGGAGTGGCCAGGGCTGGAGACTTAGCAGGCGGAGGGAAAATTAGTTTCGCCACAATTAAGCGCATGGTTGCATTCTTTTCTCGTCACGAGAAAAACAAGAGTGGTGGCGAAGATGATGCTGGTTACATCGCCTGGCAATTATGGGGCGGAGACGCTGGTAGGTCATGGGCCAATCGCATCATTAGGATGGTGGAAAGTCGCAAGTCCGACCAATGAGCGAATACGTACGGGTGATTGAAGAGGAAGAAGAAGGCATTGGCATTATGAAAGCCTTGGCCATCCTTTCATCCAACGAGCATCGCAACACTTCGCAATGGCGTCTTGTTGAAGAACAGCATTTCAAGAATGGTCGCCTTGATGAAACTCACATTTATGTTGTGAATTATTACGACAGGCCCGACGAGCACTTTGAAGCTACCAAGTTTCTGATGTTTGAAGCAGAAGCAATGGCGAAAGCATACATTATGGAGAATCTCGAAGAGACTATTCGCTCCATTCAAGACGACGAAGACGATGACTAATTTTCTATTGCGGAAACCACAAACGTAGGATAACCGAGGAGGTACAAAATAGAAAGCTGAAAAATAGAACTAAGAATACGAATTTGAGCGCAGTCAGGGGAGATTTGTCCACGTTCCATTCGTGAGATGGTGGTTTGGTCGCAATGGAGAATTCCTGCAATGTCCACTTGCGACAAGCCACAGTTTAGACGTGCCTCCTTCATTCTTTGGCCAATAATTTGCCTACTTTCTTGAATGGTGACAATTGGCGCCTTGAGGCGAGTGGTGAGACGACGATGTTGAATGTTCTGCATTTCTAGGCAGTATAGCCTAAGTTAGTCTATCACGCATATTATCGTTTGATAGAGTATTGGCATGAGCGACACATGCTTTCGTTACGATGTAGCGCCGATTGACAGGTACGAGCTAACCCCTGAAGGTTATCTCCGTGCTTGGGCAACCATTGCACGCACTGGTGTTCAACATTACACCGCTGCCGATGGTTCCATTCGCCGTGAATATCGTCCCGAAACTGAAGTGGCGTCTCCCGAAAGCTTGGCCTCATTTGCGGGCAAAGCAATCACTCTTGAGCATCCTCCCGTCCTTCTAGATAGTGCCAATACAAAGGACTATCAAGTTGGATTTAGTGGCACTGAAGTGGTTTATGACAACGGCTTTGTCCGTGCCGTCATGACCATTACAGATAAAGAAGCCATTGAACGTATCATGCGTGGTGATGCAAAAGAGGTCAGCGCTGGTTATCGCGTCAATTATGAAGCGATGCCTGGCGTAACTGACGGTGGTGAAAATTACGATGGCATCCAAAAGGAAATCAGCGGAAATCACATTGCCGTGGTTCGTCGGGGCCGCGCTGGCCCGCAAGTGAAGCTTCATCTAGATCGTCTAGATGCTGCCGATCCTTCTCTAATTTCTCCTATTGAGGACCCATCTATGACTGCGAAAGTCAATTTTGATGGCGCCGAGTTTGAGGTGACCGAGAGCGTAGCTCTAGCAGTCACTAAAGAACGGGAAGACGCCAAAAAAAGCTACGAGGACATGAAAAAAATGTACGACGAGATGCTATCCAAAGCTTCCAAAGCAAAGGAAGAGATGGATGCCATGGGCAAGGAAATGAAAGGCAAATGCGACTCCGCCGAAGGGCGTGCTGATGCACTTGCTGAAGAAGTGGAAAGCCTTAAGGCTTCCCTCGAATCCGCCCAACTCGTGAATGTGGATGGCCTTGTCGAAGAGCGCATTGCTCTCATCGACAAAGCTCGCACTTCCCTGGATTCTGCTTTTGACTTTGCGGGCCTTTCAGCTCGTGAAATCATGGAAGCTTCCATTAAGGCTGTGCGCGGTGATGCTGATCTATCGGAGCGTTCCGATGATTATGTGACCGCCATGTTTGACACTCTGGCCGAATCCGCCCCTCGTGGCGATTCTGCTTCCACTGAAGAACTGCGTAAAGCCGTTGCTTCCATTGTCTCTCCAATGTCTGCTCCTTCGTCCTACATGGACAAGTTGCAGAATGCTTGGAAATCCCCTCTCTCCGTCTCTAAGGAGCGCTGACCCATGGCCGTATCTTTTACCACGTCAGGGACCGCTTCCGCTGGTGGTGTGCAACAGAGCTACGCTCTGACTCACGCTGCGCTTCTGGAAGGCCAACTCTCTGATCTTCGCGACAATACCATTGGCACTTATATCAACGAAACTGGCGCCGTCTTGGCTTTCGGTAACGTTGTAGTGTACAACTCTGGCGGCACCGTCGCCAACTCTGCCAGGACCATCTCTGGCACCACTGGCACTGTTCAAGGCGTAAACATCCTCACCTATGTGGATGAAACCGCCCTTGATGCCAACAGCCGCCCAGGAGTAAAAGCCCAGCAAGTGCTGAACGTCGCCAACGAAGGCGCCGTCGCCATGTATGTGCATGGTTCGGTCACTCCAGCCACTGCTGTGCGTGTCATCCACACCACCTCTGGCGTGCAATATGCAGGTCAGCTTCGTTCTGCTTCCGTTAGTGGCAGGACCGCTACCCTCTCGAACGCCCGTTTCCTCTCTTCTGTCACTGGCTCCGGCTTGGCGATTGTTGAGCTGAACGGACCTTCGTTCACTCTCACCGCTGACACCTGATAGGAGGCCCTACTATGTCTGATTTTCGTATGGACGACGCGGGTCTATTCCTCCAGCGTCAGCTTGAGTACATCCGCCCCCAAGTATTTGAAACTGTTTACGCAGACATCAAATACCCCACCCTGCTGCCTGTAACCAGCGAAGCTGGCCCTGGCGCACAAACCTTCACCTACCGCATCATGGACTCCACTGGAGAGTTCAAACTGCTTGCGGATGCTGCTGACGATCTGCCCCGTGCCGATGTCAGCCAAGTGGAGAAGAGCATCAACATCCGGTCGTTTGGTGGTTCTTTCGGTTATACCGTTCAAGAACTGCGTGCCGCTCAAATGGCCAATATGGCCCTTGAGCAACGTCGCGCTGCCGCCGTTCGTCGCGCTTACGAGGAGAAAGTTGAATCCGTTGCTATGTTCGGTGAATCCACCGTTGGCATGGCTGGCTTCTTCAACAACTCGACTGTTGACATCATCGCTGCCGATAAGTGGTTCACCGCCGCCACTATCACCGCTCAGGAAATGCTGGAACTGTTGAACTATGGCGTTAGCGCCATCATCAACGCTTCCTCCATGAAGGAGCAGCCCGACACCATCCTGCTGGCTTACGAGGACTACAGCGAAATCAGCACCACTCGCAATTCCGATTCTTCGGACGTGACTGTGCTGGAATACTTCCTTAGGACGAATCCTTACATCCGTAACGTTGAGCCAATCAACCAACTGACCAAGGGCAAGAATAGTGGTCGTTTGTTCACTAACCGTATGGTGGTGTACAAGCGCGATCCTGAGAAAGTGCAACTGCACATTCCCCAGCCGCTGGAACTGTTCCCGCCTCAACAGCGTGGTCTTGAGTTTGTCGTGCCTGCTCACGCTCGCGTGGGTGGTGTGGCGCTCTACTACCCCAAGAGTGTCATCTACGTTCAGGCTTCGTCCTGAGCCTAGACAAGCAAAGGGCGTTAAGCTATCTAGCAGTTCTAATTGACAAAATGTTAATTGCTTATCGCCCTGAACTTGAAAATCCGCCTCGTGAAGGAGGGTTTGGCATTATCACTGATGGAGGAATGATTCAACTGGCGCCTGGTCTTAACCAAGGAGTGCCAGAGGATCAATGGAAGAAAGCCCGTGACAATTCAACCGTTAAGCGGATGATGACCATCGGCGCCATTGAAGAAGTGAGGGAACAGCCCACTGTGGAAACCATTCCGCATGACGTTCAGACCCTTGCCAATTTGCCCATCATTGAAGCTTCCCGCACCATTGAACTCATTCACGATCCAGATCAACTGGCCTCGTGGAAGAAAATCGAAGGGCGCGTGAGGGTGCGTAATGCTATTGCCAAACGTCAAGAAGCAATTAAGGCAGGAAGGGCTTGACCATGACTGTCACTTATGCAACTTTCCTTGATCGTTTCCCTGAATTTACTCCCCATCCATCGGGAATTGTGAACGGGGCAATCACTGAAGCAACAGCGGATGCAAGTGAAGATGTTTTTGGGGATCAAACTGATCGCGCCGTAAAACACCTCGCTGCACATATTATTGCCATTCAACTAGCACAAATGGGCGTTCAAATTGGCGCCACGGAAGGCAAGGTGTATGGCAAGGGACTGGAGGCCACGCAATATGGCCAAGAGTTCAAACGAATGCTTGAAACCGTCGCCGGTTCTCTTTCCATTGGTTTTGTCGCATGATTAACGGCCTTTCACCATTAGCAAATGCCACCCTCGTGTGGTCAGTGGCTCTTGGTTATGCCGTTGATTCTGAAACTGGCAATTACGTGGGCCTTCCATCAGGCGTCACTTACTATGCCAGTCTGAGGCAGAAGCGCAATCCACAGTACGATTACCTCCTAGGAGCTGACAATACTGCGGTGTACATGGAAGGACGCTTGACGGGGCCCCTAGCCCTCTCTGGCGTCACTCCTGGCAGCTCTGCTGCTGCCACCATCAATGGAAGGGAAGGACGCTTTGAGCTATTGCCAAATGAACAAATTGCTGAGCATTATTGGCAGTTCATTGGCGCACCAATCAGAGGCATCTTTAGACTGGTTGGTAAAGGAAGCGTACAGAACGTCTGACGCTTAACCATTTTCTCTCTCTCCATTGCTGAGGCATTCTCATGCTCTACCACCCCACAGAACTGGTTAAGAGCCAAGACGTAATTGTACGTGTTGGTTCTATTAGCGGCACCGGCCGTCCAGTGATCACTCAATCTGGCGCCACCTTTAGTGTTAGCGGCGCTCCCACTCTTTATACGTTGCAAGCAGCCACCACGGCTTCTGTTGCATTCAACGATGGCAACACTGAATTTTACCTGCTTGGTGGCGGCGGTTTTGCTGATAGCGTGATCGTTACCAGCCAAGCTACGGCTTCCGTCACTTCTTATTTCCAGAAGGACGTGGATGGTACGGTGTTTGTTCCTAATAGCTTCGACGAAGCTTTCCAAGTGATCAGCGCCGTTCGTTACGACAAGAACCAAGAAGTGTACGTTGAAATCAACAAGCAACTTGGCGTCAGTGGCACCACTTTCTACTATGACCGCGTGGCTTACGTGGCTACCGTGATGAACTACAACGAGAGCTATCCTGCTGACAACCTCGTTGAATGCACCTTCGACCTCATCAGCCGTGGTCGCATTGGTGTTCACCAGAGTGCCACCAGCACTGGCAGCATCATCCCGACTGCTCCTAACTCCTAAACCATTGCTTAATGGTTTTCTGTTAGCCTCTCCTTACGGGGAGGCTTTTTATTGTGGACATTGCTCAGCTTCGGGACACCATTGTTACTTTGCTTTCGGCATCGCCTAATTTAATTGGCTCCTACACGCTTCCAAACGGCACTAGCATTCCTGCTGTTTATGTGGTGGGACAGAACAGCGTGCCCACCGAATGGAAAGCAACTGGCCTGGAAGTGACCATTAGACAATACCCTGAACTGGTAACTAGACCAGGCGTAGGCATAGCAAAAGTGCTGCAACAATGGGAAGTAATGGTGGTTCAATATAATCCCAATGGCAAAGAAATTGTCACTGTCATGGACCGCATGGCAAGGCGCTTCCCTGATGCTGCATCTAGATTCACGCCGGGAAATGACATCGCCTATGAACGCTGCCGCTTTATTATTCCTGATATGACTATTCGCCGCCTTTATCCTGGTCCCTGATTATGCCAGTCATTAATGCAAGAATAATTGGAGCAAAGCAAATTGAACAGGCGCTAATCAATGCGTTTGAAAACTGGACCAAGGAGGAGATTAACGAAAAGCATTGGGACTCGCAATTTGGGGATAGAAAATGGAAGTACGAAGCTGTAACTGTAAGAAAAAATAGGGAGACGGTGGGCCCAAGCCCTCGTGACATCTACGACTTGGGTGAGCTTTATGAAAGCGGAATTAAAAGTTACAAATTTACAACAGGGGCGGGCAGTGCCGAAGCAAGCTGGCACTGGGATGCTAAAAACAAAGGGAAAACTCCCGAAGAATACGCATGGTATGTTCACGAAGGAGAAGGGACCAACATCCAAGCGCGCAAATTTACAGACCAAGTTTCTGATGCAAAGTTTTCCTTTATGAATGACGTTGGTTTGAATTTGCTGGATAGAGTGCAAACAGCGTTAAATGGGCTCCATGCAAATTGACTACCTATGGAGCTCAGACGGACGCTGCCATGCCATTAATTGTCTTTACGAAGGAGCAAGCCTTGAAACTGGCATCCTTTGCCTTATGGCATTTCCAGAAGAGACTATTAGAATTGCAAACGAAGATCACTCTTTTTTAGTTGAAGTGCCTAAGGAATTTCGCTCTCAAAGCGAAAGGGTGAAGGTATTCAACGCCATCTTGAACGTCCTCGATCATGAGCAAGTATAGTTTCCTCCTCCAAAGCGAAGAGCCTGAATTTTTCGAGCTAACGCCGAAAGTGCGTTTGCGCAAGCATGGCGGATGGCTCGTTGCGGAAGGCATTGAGCAGGAAGAGCTGAGCAAGGCTCAAAGCCAAGCCACCATTCGCGCAGTGCAACTTGCAAAGCGCATTGCCACGGCCAAAGGCATTGCCCTTGACGAAGCCTTTGCTTTGCTTCAAGGCGGCGCTGATATGAGCGAGATGGAACTGCTCAGTGATTTCACTGAAGAAACCCTGGGCATGATTAACAGTGGCGGCAGCGTTGAAATTGGCAATGCACGCATGGTCACTGTTTTCATTCGTTGCCGTGGTGAAGGGCTGATTGAGGACGAATGGCAGTCCCTTGATGACTGGTCCATTGAAGACACTAAGGCCATGGGGCGACGAGTGATCAGCAAGGGCATGGAATTCATCATGAGCGAGCAGGAGGCTGAGGCGAAAGAAGCGGGACAAGCAAAAAAAGCGCCCCGCAGGACGAAGGAAGTGTTGTCGAGCGACTAGAAAAACAGGCGCGGCAGTTCTTGAAAAGTTTGACAAAATGGGACGAGATTTACTTTCGCCTTAATGCTTCAGACTTAAAGGACAGACGATGGGAGGCAAACAATTTTGGCAAGCAGCGCGTGAAAGACGTGGTGGTTGCTTTGAAGTGGCTAGAGAAATATGACATCACGAAATACAATATCAATAGCATTTCTACGGCAAAGCTTGGCACCGTAGTAGTGGGAGCATTGGGCGGGAAGAAGGCAAGGGCGTCTGTTGATGATTTCCTGCCATTCGACACCAAGAAGATCAAGAAAGAGAATGGTCTGTCTGATGAAAGCTTGACAGTTCTTCAACGACTAATGCGCTCTAGAAGGATGGACGGACGAGTGATTGCCTTGCTTGCAGAAGAATTAAAAACTGCATCATCGCGTGAACAATCCAGCGATTAGGCTACACTACAACAATAGGAACATTGTGCAAATATGGCTGCTCCTGAGCTAAGGCTTGAAGTATCTCTGAATCTTGCGGGCTTTCGCAATGAGGTGAGAAAGCTTACGCAGATAGCTCAAAGCGAGTTTGTGCCTAAAATTAATGTAAAATTTAATAGGCAAACATTAGACGCCGAATTAAATAATTTACAGCGTGCAATCAAGCGTCGCGTATATCGCGTAGAAATTGGCGGTAATATTGACTCACTGCCAGGCAAGATTAAAGCCCTTAAGGAACAGTTAGCGTCCATTGAAAGCCTTAAAATTGACCTGGGTATTGGCGCGGTTAAGTCGCTCTCCAAGAAAGATGCCAGCAAGATTAAAAGTGATTTGCGTGCGGAAATATTGGGAGAGCAAAAAAAGTTATACATTCCCACGTCAATACAGGCCAAAATTAGTCGAGATGACGTTCGAAATTTTAAGAATGCTGTCAAGTCTAAACTTACTGGACTCTCTGTAGACGTAAAAGTCAACGCTAAGGGTGGTGGATTTGCTGGTTCCGAGCAGGGTGCTGCAGGGCTGATGCAATATATGCGTAGTCAGGGGATGGTCGGTAAAACCGCCTCTGGCATGGAAATGCGGCTGGGCAAAGGCGGCGATGACATAAAGCAGCAGCTTAGTGATGCTGTGCAATCCGCTGAAAAAATTAAGTCTGTTTTCGATGGCGTGGCTAAAAATATCGCCACCACCGGCAAGTCCATTGCAAACGTTCAAGGCAAAAGGCTTAGCTTGGCGAATGTTCCGCTCATTGCTGGATCAGTAGAAAAAAAGGTTGAACGCTCTGCAGAAGCAATCGGAGGAACAATGTCCCCTGATGCGCTGAAAGCCTTATACCCAGAAATAAACAAAACTATTGCTTCATTTGCCAGTCTTAAAGGGCAAATTCAACAAAACACTTCTAAACTTTCTGGTTTCAGTTTGATAATTGGGCTAGCAGCTTTTGCAGGCGTTCCATTAGCTAAGAGCATTGTCAAACTCACAGGAAGCACTGACAATTTTGCAAAATTACTGGACAAACTTGGACCAAAATTAGAGGCAGCATTTGCTAAAGCTACTTCTGGTATCCTCAATAATGCGTCTAGTAGATTATTAAGTGGAGGCAGGCCAGCCGGCTTGCTACCTGCGGCTTATCGAGGCATCGGACCGTCTGCAGAGCCTGCAGGCTTATTGCCTCCTGCTTATCGAGGAATTGGCCCAAGTCGCAACGCCGGATCGCTTCCTGGCACTGCATTCGGAGGACAGAAATATCTCCCCACCGCGCTAGGAGAAGAACTGAAAGAGGTTTTGAGAGGTGCTGCGAATGCTTTCCTTGATTCGATTAGGCAAAATATTAGGGCTGTCACCGTAACCGACATGGGGGCGCCTCCGTCTCGGCAGGGCCTGCTGCAAGGCGGTTCTGTGGCGGGCTTTCTACCCGGAAGGGCGTCTGCTGCCAGCGTCCTGGAACTGAATAATATCCTGGCTGGAGCCATTCGCGAATACTTCAAATTGGTGGCTAGGGAAATTGAATACAGGTCGGGCTCAATAGGAAAAACCCCCTTATCTACCACCCCATTGCTAGAGCCGTCTCGCATCGCGGGATTGCTGCCCGGCAGGCCATCTGCCGCTAGCGTTTTAGAGCTGAATAATATCCTTGCGGGCGCCATTCGTGAATATTTTAAGGCAGTGGCAAGGGACGTGGCGGGGGCAGGAAGGGCGCCCATAGCGACCACCCCATTACTCTCCGCTGCCTCTCCCCGGAATCAATTGATGCTTCCTCCGGCAGGAGGAACGACCGCCAATTTGAATAGGCCGCGCACCACCACGGGAAGTTTCACGGGCAGGGGCTATGAGCCGCCAGGGGGATTTGCTTCCGATGGAATGCTAGGAGGAAGACAGGGGCCGGCAACGTTCATCGGAGCGGGCAGTCAAATGGAGAAATTCAAGACTGTACCAGACGTGGCCACTGCCTCCACTCAAAACTTTAGAGCCAGTCAAATTCCTTTGATTGGCGGCATTAAAAGTCTTGCCGGGGAATTTGGAGAAGCCACAAAACAAGTGCTTTTGTACGGCACTGCGTATAAAGGACTGGCTTTCCTTATCAGTCTTCCGGGGCAAGTTCTCAACGCGGCCAAGAGTCAGCAACAATTCAACAATGGATTAAAAGTTGCCACTCAGGAAACGGGCACATTTGCCAAGGAACTTTTGTACGTGGACAATGTACAACGTGCATTCGGCTTAAATCTTGAAACCACTCGCACGGGATTTACAAGGCTATATGCCTCCATGGCGCCAACGGGATTTGATTCTGGCTCCATTGAAAAACTCTTTACTGGCATAAGCGCAGCCACTGCATCCTTGCAACTGACACCAGACAAAGCTGAGCGCGTTATTTATGCCTTTGGGCAAATGGCAAGCAAAGGCCAAATCATGGCCGAAGAACTGAAGGGGCAGTTGGGAGACGTTTTGCCAGGCGCCTTGGCAATCTTCTCTAGGGCCGCTGGAATGTCCGTCAAGGAGTTCAGCAAGGCGATGGAGGATGGGGAATTTACTGGCAATCGCTTTAGGGAGGTGTTTGCGAAAGTAAGTGACGAATTGATGAATCGCTTCGGCACCGGAGCACAGGTGGCCGGGAGATCGCTACAGGGCTTAATTAATACAGTCGGAGGCGACTTCCAGCGCACGCTAGAAAGCTTTGCACCTCTCGCAAATGCCGCTGCTCAAGCAACACTAGGCCCTCTCACGGGAATGCTGAGGGAAGTCTCCATGGCGGCGCAAATTGCCATGGGTGAGCAGGACAGAGTACGGAAACAATTGGAGGCAGCGCAAACAGACGTTTCTACGCTCAAGGCCGGCGGCGCTGATGCAAAAGAAATTAAAGCTGCAGAGCAGAATGTTGCGGCGTTGGCGGCTAAGTATGAAGTGTTAAATGAGGCAGCCAGAGATCCGGCTATTGCTCGGCAAGTTAAAAACATTGAAGCGTTTGTGGCCGAAGTGCAGAAAGCTGCCACGTTCACAATGAATTTTGCGGGAGTAATTGGAAGCGTATTGAGTCCATTGTTTACTATTTTGGGAGGCAATCTTACGTCTGTTATTGGCAATCTTGCGCTTTTAGTGCTGGGCTTTAACGCAGCCAAGTTGGCCGCATTGTTAATGATGGGAGTAATGAATACAATGAATGCAATTCAAGGTATTACGGCGACCGGCGCCGCTGGCACGACCGTGCTTGCCGGCGCATTTAGATTGCTTGGCACACAAGCCACTGGGGCACAAGTTGCCACTGTTGGATTCGGGGTGGCAATTAAAGGCTTGCTAATTAGCACTGGCATTGGAGCCGTAGTCGTATTACTTGGATCATTGGCGGCCGCCTTTCTTTCTGTTGGCAATAAGGCCAAAGAGGCGGCAGATAGAGCCAAGCGGTCCATTGATTCCATGGCAGATGCGGCAAGGACCGGTAACGTTTCCTTGATTGAGATGGAGCTATCCGTTAACAAAGCTGATAGGCAAGATGTAGAAAATTTGATTAAAAGCGTTGAGCAGTTAAAAGGAAGGACGGGCGGCAAGGGCGTGCAACTGATCACCCTGACACCGGAGTTAAAGAGAGAAGCAAAGCGTTTAGGCGTTGAGGTTGCGGGCGAAGTCAGCAAGGGCTCTGTGCTGAGGTCTTTGAAGATCCTTAGAAAGCCTTTGCAGGAAGCTGCGGCTGAAGGAGTTCAAGATTTAGCTGCCGCAAGGAAGAGGGCAGAAGCCCTTGGAATGAATAAGCCCGACCCATCTGCTGCTGCCGCTGGAGAGGAGGCCGCCGGCACCGGCAAACCGCCCAAAGAGCAAAGCCTCGAAAGCTATTACAGTTTGCAAGATCAACTGGCGAAAAATGCCACTGATTTTGCAGCAGCGCAGACCGAAGAAGAGTTTCGTCACAAGATAGAGCTTCTTGAAATGTATTATGATATTCAAGAAACACGCGCTAATGCTTATCAAAAGGATGCTATAAGATTTGAGCGTGAAATGGTAATGATTGAAGAAAGGCGCCAAGAAGCGCGATTAAAAGCGCAATTAGAAGTACAACGGGCGCAGGGAAGCGTTGCAGGCGGAGCCGGAGGAGGAGGAGAAGCCGGAAGCGGAGGTAAGGGACTTGGTGCTGGCATTGCTCAATATATCACCGGAGATCCATCTAGTCCTTTTTACAAGGCTGACCATGGTGGCGGCAATTATCACGAACATCTTGCCTTCGTCAGCCGGCAAGCGGCGGAAGAAGCTTACAAAAAATTGACAAGTGCAGGGATACAGGTAACAGAATTCAAGGGCAAGAGTCGAGTGGGAAGGCACACGCCAGGTTCTGCTCATTATGAGGGTCTAGCTTTTGACGTGCCCGGCGCACAGGTGCCAGTGGGTCGCGAGCGGGAATTAACAGCCCGTGTTCAGTCAACGCTAGGAATTGGTGGAGCACGTCCCACACCAGTGCCTGCCAGTCAAAAAAGAGATGCCGTCGCGGAACAAAATACGCTTCAAGCTTCCATCGCTGAAACAGCTACAAAAAGAAGAACCGATGTAAAGGCAGTGGAGGAGCAGATTGTAGCCTTTGAAAAATATCGAGCGGCTGCGTTTCCGACTGTTGAGCAAGAAATACAAAATAAACTTCTCCTTAAGCGCAATGAGCTTTTCAGGAGCGGAATGACGGACGAACGGATTGACCAAGAAATTAAACTTTACGAGAATCAGGAGCGAGGCGCAGCAGGCTTGGCTGCCGTAAACAGACTGTTGGCTAAAAAAATTATCAATGACGCGCAAGCCGCTGCCATGACGAAAGAATTAAACAAAGATATTGCTGCTCAAAATATCCTGCTGCAGCAAAATGCCACTGCAATGGCGCAAGCAAAATTTGACCAAACCATGAAAGGCATTCGGGATCAAGTGGAAATGGCAAGATCCATTACGCCTGATCAAGAAATGCGCACGCAAATCGCGCAAGAAGGCTATGTTGGCAATCAAGCGGAATCCATCTTCCAAGAGCGCAAGACTTTGCAAGGAGCGCAAAAGCTAAAAGAAGACATGCAAGGCATTGCCTCTTCCATTGGCAATTCTTTTGGCGAAGCGTTCAAGGGCATCATCACTGGCAGCATGACTGCCCAAGAAGCCTTGGCTGGCATGTTCCAAAGCATTGCTGATCACTTCGCGGACATGGTGGCGCAAATGATTGCGGAATGGTTAAAGGCTCAGCTTATCAAGGGATTCATGAGTATCCTTGGTATGCTTGTTCCTGGTGGAGGTGGAGTTGGTGGCGGATTGGGAAGCATGGATGCAAACATAGCTCAATACGCTCCGCTCCCAGCCGGCTATGCCAATGGCGGCATTGCCCCTGGTGGCTTCACTGCCTTTGCCAACGGAGGCATGGTTACAGGCCCCACCATGGGCCTCGTAGGCGAAGGGAGATACAATGAAGCTATCGTGCCCTTGCCCGATGGTAAGAGCATCCCCGTGGAGCTTGCAGGCGGGGGCAGTTCCTCTCCCACGGTTATAGTAAACGTAGACGCAAAAGGCTCGCAGGTGGAAGGCAATGAGCAAAATGCTAATCAACTTGGTCGCGTGATTAGTGCAGCAGTGCAAACTGAACTGATTAAACAACAACGACCCGGTGGTCTTCTTGCACGCTAATGGCTAATTTCCCTTCCATTGCTCCCACGTTTAATGCTGTTAAAAGCAGCCAGCCCGCCATTAAAACTACTAGGTTTGGCGATGGCTACGAACAACGTACAACTTTTGGGCTTAATCAAAACCCTAAGGAATGGTCCCTCACTTTTATGGTGAACACAGCCGATGCTGCCACCATTGAAACTTTCCTTGATGCTCGCGCAGCGGATGCAGCTAGTTTTGGATGGACGCCCCCCGATAGTACAACAATGTACAGGTGGAGGTGTGACCAATGGAGTAAAGATTTACTAGGGGATAGATTCTTTAAGATTAGTGCTACCTTTAGACAAGTGTACGAACCGTAATGGCTGTACCTGTCTCAGACCTGCAGCAGATTGCGCCTAGCGCCGTCATTGAGCTATTCCAACTAGAGCTTAATGCAGCGCAACATGGCGTTAACGAGACATATTATTTCCACGCTGGCGTTAATGCAACCAACAGCGGCGACATCATCTGGAACGGCCAAGCGTATCTAGCCTTCCCGATTGAAGCGACAGAGTTTGAATATACGGGCACTGGTTCATTGCCACGGCCAAAGTTGCGCATCAGCAACATATATGGCACCATCACTGGCCTAATACTTAGCCTCCCCAATGGTTTAGAAGGCGCCAAAGTTACGCGACTTCGCACGCTGGCACGCTACATCGACGGTGTTAATTTCCCCGGCGGCACCAACCCCCTTGGCACGCCAGACCCTACAGCAGAGTTTCCGCGTGAGATCTATTATATCGACCGCAAGGCTACAGAAAACCGCGACCTAATCGAATTTGAACTAGCCGCTGCATTTGATCTCGTTGGCGTAAGGGCACCAAAGCGACAATGCGTCAGCAACGTATGCCAGTGGATATATCGCGGCGCCGAGTGCGGTTACGCCGGCAACGCGTATTTCAACTTCAATGACGTGCCAGTTGCAGCAATCGGCCAAGACGTATGCGGCAAAAGACTGCGCAGTTGTGAGTTGCGATTCTCCCAGCAACGCTTTGTAGGCGCTGTAACAACAGGCAGCAATATCATCACACTGCAACAAGCCGTATCATTCAGCCCTGGCGATCCCGTAACGGGCTTTGGCCTACCTACTGGCACCACTGTATCCAGCGTTAGCAGCAACTTGGTAACCGTCAGCCAAAATGCCACGGCAACCAGCAACAGAACCACAACTGGCACCATCCAAAGCAACTTAAATCAAATCATCGTTGCTAGCGCCGCTGGTCTAGGCGTTGGCATGACCGTCACTGGAAACTACCTGCAACCCAACACTCAAATAACTGCCATTGCTGGCACCACTATTACGCTAAGCGTTGCAATAGACCCTACGCAATTCTTGACGGTAGCGGCAACATTTACAGGCTACCCCAATCCATATCACTCCATTCAAGGCGGCGGCAATGCCACTGCTGCAGTGTACATCTTGATTGCCATAGCCCCAACCGTCCCATACGCCGTAGGTCAATACATATCTAGTTCACTTGTTCCATTGTCATCCAGAACTAAAATTAGTTCTATTGGATCCCGCACTGGATGGGTTGTTCTTAATTTAGACAAAACATTTACATACAGCAAGCTTCCAATCACATGGACACTTTACAATCTAGGTGCTATTCCATTCGCGACTTACGCCTTCACTGTGACTGATCCTAACTACACATTTCGTGCCAACAATTCTATACCATACGGCTCCTATCCAGGCATTGGAGCCTATTTCACATGACCTGGCAAGATGACGCGCTAGTCCACGCTAAGGCTGAAGATCCCCGCGAAGCCTGCGGATTGCTCATCGTGCGCAAAGGACGCCGCAAGTATTGGCCATGCCAGAACCTGGCCACCAGCCCAGATCAGTTCTTTGCGCTGGCGCCTGATGATTGGGCTGCTGCTGAAGATGTGGGCGAGATCATCGCGGTGGTGCATAGCCATCCCGTCACGCCACCCGTGCCATCACCAGCAGATCGCGCCGCCTGCGAGGCCAACGGGCTCCCTTGGTACATCGTCAACCCAAAGACTGAGCTATGGGGCGACTGCAAGCCCTGCGGCTTCAAGGCGCCACTTATTGGTCGCGAGTGGGTGTTTGGCGTGCATGACTGCTGGACACTAGCCCGCGACTGGTATGCCGAGAATGGCCTTGCATTGCGCGACTGGGAGCGTTGCGCCAGCCCTGAGCAATTCCAGGCAAAACCATACTTTGACCGCTGCTGGAAAGAAACCGGTTTTCGTGAGCTGGAGGAGGATGAAGAGCTGGCGCCTGGTGACTTGCTGCTCATGAGCATCAGCAGCACCGGCCTCAACCATTGCGCGGTGTATCTAGGAGAGCAGATGATCCTGCATCATCTCCAGCATCGCCTGTCATCTCGTGACCTCTACGGTGGCGGTTGGCTACTAAAATGTACAGGAAGAAGGTTGCGTCATGCTGCGTAAAATCAAGCTGTACGGCAAGCTCGCAAAGTTCATCGGCCACCGCGTGCTGGAAGCGGATGTGGCTACTGCCGCCGAAGCAGTGCGGTTTTTGCTGGCCAACTGGCCGGAGCTAGAAGCGCACATGAGCGATCAGCACTACCGCGTCAGCATCGGCACCTACGACATCGACCTAGAAGAGCTGCATCATCCGGCCGGCGCAGCACCCATTAGCTTTGTGCCCGTGGTGACTGGTGCTGGTGCAGTGGGGCGAATTATTGCAGGCATTGCTTTAGTTGCATTTGCAATTTTGTTTGCACCCGCCGGGGCGCTGGCTGGGGCAGCGTTTACCTTGGGAGCGCAAGCCGTAACCGTTATCGCAGGCATCGGCGTCAGCCTGCTGCTCGGCGGCGTCGCCCAGCTCCTAACGCCAACGCCAAAGGTGCCGCAAGGCTCAGACAACCAAGACGACCCACGCAAGAGCTACAGCTTCAGCGGCATCCAGAACACCAGCCGTCAGGGTGTGCCGGTGCCAATCGTCTATGGCGAGACGCTGGTCGGCAGCGTGGTCATCTCGGCTGGCATTGACACCGTGCAGGTGGCCGCATGACTGCTTTGATCGCTGGCGCTGGTGGTAGCGGCGGCATGGGCAAGGGCGGCAGCGGCGGCGCTGCCCGCACCCCAACAACTGCCCGCGACAGCCTCGACTCACGCCAATATGCCGAGCTGATCGACCTAATCAGTGAAGGTGAAATACAAGGATTAAAAGATGGCTTCAAAAGCATCTACCTAGATAACACTCCGCTGCAAAACCCAGATGGCACATACAACTTTCAAAATGTAACGGTATACACCCGCAATGGCACGCAAAACCAAGATGCCATTCCCTTTGCTGGTGAAATTGAAGACGAACGTAGTGTAGGCGTAACCGTACGCAATGATGGCC